GGATGGGCTGAACGCTATGTTGGGTTCCCGTTACGTCGGCAGGTCTACGAAGAGACCGTTCCGAGTTTCGGTTCTCAGCGATTGATGCTGAGTCGAACACCAGTTGTAAAAGTTCAAAGGTTCTTCGATACCACAAGCACATGCACAGCGACCGAGTTCCAGTCGAGCGAGTACCGATTAGCGGACCCCGAGGCTGGATTTTTAGAGCGCGATCAAGGTTTCAGATGGACCGCTCAAGAGCGGTGGAATCTTGGCAGCTACGTTGTGCCGAACAGCGAACTGAAGCCTTGGCTCGTGGTGTACGAAGCGGGGTTCCAGTTTCCAGAAACGTCAAGCACAGACAGCAAATGGGCAACCACTACAACCGCCAACACGTTACCGCCCACCATCGAGCGCGCCGTTCTGCTTCGAGCCGGTGAGATGTATCAAGGCATGAGTAGCGTGAAGAGTATGAAGGTCGGACCGTTGTCGGTGACGTATTCGAGCGAAGGCTACGACACGCCACAGACGTTGTTGCGACCGTTCATGAGAATCGAGACAACGTGATGTTCAACGTCAATGTGTTCTCGAAGCTGATGCAACAACACGTCACGATTGAACCGTTCACTGCCTACGATGCGTATGGCGTGGCTAGTTACGGTTCAGCGGTTAGTTATGAGGCGGCAGTTGTTGGGAAGATAGAACGAGTGGTCACAGTAGAGGGACAAGAAGTTCCAAGTCGGCAAACGGTATATCTCAAGTCGAACGTGATGATGAGACCAGAAGACCGCATCACACTATCAACGGGAGATGTCGGTTCAACGGAGAGCTATGCGACTCAACCGGCCATCGTGTCCATCGGTCGTTACCCGATGGGAACAACGGCTGGCTGTACGGTTGTGTACCTGAAATGACTATGGGAAAAGAACTCGCAATCAAACTATCGGAACAGGCGATGAAGAACCTTGTCAGACTCGCAAAGAAGTCTGGCCTCACGAAGAGTGAAGCGGCCTCGTGGGTTCTCAAGGAGACCGCTGTTCCTGTCATTCCGAAGCGTTCAAAAGAAACGAGAAACGAGTCAATTGCTTTGACACTTGATGACCAAGCGTCCACAGTATTAGAGACAGTGATGAGAGCCAACAAGTCGAGCGAGAGTGTCGTTCTCGAAGCGTATCTGTCGAGAGAGTATGTCTAGTCATGGCGAAACAGTTCAGAGTCTCTCTGAAGGGACACAAACAGGTCGCGGCTAAGATGAAAGCCCTTGCCATCAAGTATCCAGCGGCGGCGGCGGTCGCGTTGAATCACGAAGCCGAGGAAGTTCTTGGTCAGGCGATTGACTGGACACCAGTGAAGACGGGGCGACTGAAGGGAACGGCGAAGGTTCAGAAGACGGCGAAGCCGAAGAGTCTCTTCGCACGATTGACCTATGGCACGAACTACGCACTGTATGTTCACGAGATACCGCCGGGACCAAAGAAGCAAGCGGTGACATCTGGACCCAAGAAAAAGAAAAAGCCATCGACCACAAAACAGGCTGGACCGAAGGCAAAGCGTCGTGCGTATCACGAACCGCCAACACGGTGGAAGTTCTTAGAGGCGGCGGTTTTGTTTCGTGCGAAAAAGTTTCCAACAGCTATCGCCGATGAGATGGCACAGATTGTGGGGAAGTAGTCATGATGCTTGATGACATCTCAGACCTGCTCACAACCGGCGGCATGACATCGACGATATACAAGGCGTTCATGCCTGAACAACCGGACGAGGCTCTCGTGTTAACAGAGACTGCCGGAATGGGGCCGATTCACGCGATGTCGACTGGGCCTGGAAATGCGGCGATTGAGGTCGCCGGTCTTCAGGTGATTCGACGATCGTCTAGTTACCAGACGGCGAGAACAGACATGCAAACGGTCATGAACTTACTTGACGGCGTAACAGAACGAACTATCAACGCAACTCGCTACAGTTACATCGAGGCGACACAGGTTCCGTTCTCACTTGGAAGAGATGAATCAGAGAGGTCGATGATGTCGGTGAACTTTCTCGCCTACAAGGACCGTTCGACGGGGTGAAGAATGTCTTCAGTTATTTATACAGACGCAAAGCTGTTCATCGGTGGCTTCAACTTAAGCGCCGACCACAACGAACTCGGACTCGACTACTCATCCGAGATGCAAGATGTCACAACGTTCGGAGATGACACGAGAGTTCGCACAGGTGGACTCGATACGGCAACGGTCAACGGTAGTGGCTTTTGGAATGGTGGCACGAATAACGCCGACCAAGCGTTCTTCGATTTCACGGGCGCAACAAGCGAACCGTTGCTATTATTTGGAGATGGAATCAACGTAGGCTCGACCGGCAATCAAGGGTTTGCGATGAAGGCGGTCGTTGCGAATTACAACATCGGCAACACGGTTGGAGACATGATGAATTTTTCGGTCACGGCGGAGTCGGCCGGAACTGATTAAGGAGGCGGCATGGCAATAATTCGAGCCATCCCACTGAAAGATGCGACCGCAACTGCACTCACGAGTTGCGGTGTCGGTACAGCGTATGACATCGGGGCTGTGACTGCTGGCGAAAAGCTCTATGCCGGTTTGCACGTTCTCTCGTCATCGACTGGTGGCATCACAGTGAGACTTCAAGGGTCGAGTTCGAGCGGGTTTGGGGCAGGAAAGTTCACGAGTCATGTTGCGTTCACGTCATGTGCTTCTCGTGGAGCGCAATGGGCAACACCGTTGACAACCGGAACAGTAACGTCGACGCATCAGAGTTTTTGGCGTGTCGAATGGGGCATGACTACCAGTGGCGAGTCCTACAACATTTTGCCGTGGATGGGCATTCAGTAGAAGAGAGGTAAGAAACGATGGCAACACTTGTCTATACAAACGCGAAGATCGAAATCAATGGAGTCGACCTATCTGCTCACGCATCTGAAGTTGGCTTGAACTATGCCAGCGAGATGCAAGACGAGACGGCGATGGGCGACGATACAAGAGTTCGCAAGGGTGGACTCAAGGACTGGTCAGTTGACGTGACGTGGCATCAAGACTTTGCCGCCGGTGCGGTTGATGCGACTTTGTTCTCACTCGTGGGAACAACGGTCTGTGTCGAACTGCGACCGCAGAACATCTGTTCAACTGCAATCAACCCGATCTATTCAGGCATCGGCGTGATTGAAAGCTACAACCCAGTCGGCGGTGCCGTTGGTGCGTTACTCGATGCTCCGACAACGGTTCAGTCTGCCGGGACACTTGCTCGCACTATCACGACGTAGTCCGGTAGTCGATGCGAGTGACGGGCGTGAGTGGGAAACTCTGCTATCGCTACCAGACGGCGGCGGTACTAGGGTCGTGGTCGGTCGAGCCGATGACTGGAACTGCCGGTCATCGGTTTCGTCTATCTGCTGACATCCAAGAGAGGATTGAACCTTGGATTCACGAACGACCTCTCGACGCGCATTTGGATTTCGGTTCAGGAAAGTGGGTTTGGTCGAACATCGACCCCGATGAGTTCACGATGAAGTTGTCGATTGAACTAGCCGACCATCCCACAATCATCAAGGAGAGCAAGTGATGGGAAATGTTTGGACGGTATCACCAGAGACAACACAACTTGACCTCGAATGGAACGATGAAGGTGAAGTGCGAACGTTCTGGATAAACGTTAAGAAACGATTGACGATCGGCGAGAGTCGAAACATGTTGAAGTCAATCAGTAAGGTGTCGACCAAGTTGGCAACTCGTGGACAAGAAGGCAGTGCGCCGGAAGCAAACTTCGAGTGGACTGAATACTCGTTCGCAAGATGTCAGACGTATCTTGTTGACTGGTCACTGGCTGATGACCAGAACAACAAGTTGCCTATCACTCGTCCTCAACTTGAGAGCCTTAGTCAAGAAGTGTTCGAGATTATCGATGGCGCAATCGATAAACATGAGAACTCTGTCAATGAGACCGAGTCAAAAAAAACAAAGAATTCTGGCAGGAAGCGCAAAGCGACATCAGCATCATGAGGCGAATGCGTTGGTCGTGGAGAGAGTTCTGCGACCTTCCGAACTCATACCTTCCTGCCTTGCTTGAGTACCTCAAACGAGAAGACTCCGAAAGGCGTAGACAACAGTCGAAGAGACACTAGTCAAAGCTAATAGGTTTTCCAGGGGAACCAGTTGCCGATAGTTGGAAAGATAGAAGCCATCCTCGAACTTCGTGACCGCATGTCGAAGAAACTTCATGGGTCGGCGAAGGCCATGGAGAACTTCCAGTCAAAGGTGGACAAGCTCGGTCAGGATGCGACCCGTGTCGGTGGTGCGATGACTGCCGGTATCACGGTTCCACTAGGTCTCTTGGCCTCCGCAGTTGTTCGCACTGGCGCAGAGTTCGAGAAGAACATGTCAGGCGTGGCGGCGGTCACTGGGGCAGTCGGTCCAGAGTTTCAAAAACTTAAAGGACTCGCTCAAGAGATGGGCGAGACAACGGTGTTCACTGCCGGTGAATCAGCCCAAGCGATGAAAGCGTTCGGTCTCGCTGGTTTCGAGACTGATGAAATCATGAATGCGTTACATCCAACGCTGAACTTGGCTGCTGCCGGTTCTATGGATATGGCAACGGCTGCTGATATCGCTGCGAAGGTCACTCGCGGATACGGTATCGATGCCGAAGGCACGACACATGCGATGGACGTGTTGACAAAAGCGTTCACGACATCGAACACGGACCTGACGGAGTTGGGAAGATCGTTCAAGATGGTCGGTCCGATTGCGAAAACGGCTGGCACATCGTTCGAGATGACCACGGCAACATTGCAGGTGATGGCGAACGCTGGCTTCGTCGGTGGTCAGTCTGGTCGAATGTTACGCCGAGCGATGTTGCGACTTGTAGACCCACCGGGCGAAGCGGCGAAGGCTCTGGCGAAGCTCGGCGTTGCGACGAATACCGCCGATGGACGCATGCGACCATTCGATCAAATCATCGAAGAACTCGAACCGCATCTTGAGAACACTGCGGCAATGGCTCAGATATTTGGAACGGTTGCTATGGGAGGAATGGTTGCGGTTCTCGATGAGGGAGCAGACTCGCTTCGCGAGATGACTACAGAACTCGAAGGCGCAGGTGGAACTGGTCAACGCATTGCCGACGTGATGCTCGACAATGTGGCCGGAGCATTCACCCTGTTCACGTCGGCGATTGAGGGCGTATACAACGCCATCTTCACAGAACTCGAACCAATTCTCCGATCGCTGTTAGATGTCGGAACGAAAGTCGCACAGTTCTTCTCGGGACAAGTTGTTCCTGTCTTCGCGTCAATGAACCCGACGTTGAAGGTTCTTTCCGTGGCACTGCTCGCCGTCGTTGCGGCAGCCGGACCGTTGATTATGGCGTTCGGAATACTAGCGCCATCCATTCCCGCGATGATGTTGGCGTTCACGGCTCTCACTGGTGCCATATCTTTGCCAATCGTGTTGTTCGGAACACTTGGGGCAATACTCGTTGCCTACTTTGCCAAGAGTGAAAAGGTTCGCAAGATTGTCAAGAACCTAATGCGTGTCTTAGTGCAACTTGGGAAGGTTGCACTGATGGGTCTCATCGGCGCGTTCAACCTTGTTGTCAAGGCTATTGAGATTTATCTTGATGCACTCTATGAGGTCTGGAACTTCTTGACTGGAGGGCTACTAGGGAAGGCATTGACGTTCTTGGGAGAGGGGCTAGGATTCGTCGCCGATAAGCTGACCGAGTGGACCACAGCTTCAGAGGAAGCGGTCGACGAGGCTGATGCGTTCGTCGGACCAATACAGAGGGTCACCGATGGACTCGAAGATATGGGAGAGGTCATCGACGATGAGGTGATTCCAGCCGTCGAAGACCTTGAGGAAGAGTGGGAGAAACTCGCCAAGCAATGGCGCAACGGTGCGATACCTCAAGCACGGGCAGCGATGAGGGCCATCGAATCGATTGGCGGTCCAACGACGCTCACAAAAAACGAACTGCAAAGTCTGAACAACACATTGACCGACGCTCTCGACAAGTATCACGCACTCGGAGAACTTGCGCCACAGGCCATGGTTGACCTCGCACGAGAGACTCGCAATCTGATGAGTACGACGCTCGACCTCACGAAGATTGTCGGCGGCTTCGGTGACCTCCCGTCGTTCGAGGAAGCGTTCCCGTGGCTGGCGGCGGAGAACCAAATTCCGCAGATGGTTGAGATACCGCTCCACTTCGGCATCGAAGGCGGCGTTGAACCGGAGATGTTGACGCGCGGTCAGATACTTGGCAGTGCGTTGAAGAAAGGTTTCGGAGACATCGTCAAAGATATTCCGAACACCGTCATTGGCGCGTTCAAGGGTGGCGGTGGAATGATGGGCGCACTCAAGGCTATCGGCTCTCAGGCAGGTTCGATGCTAGGCGGCAACTTAGGTTCAGCACTTGGTTCAAAGATGGGAGCATGGGCCAAAGATAAGAAGGGCGGTCTAGGAAAACTCGTTGGTGGAATAGCAGGTATGGCCGGACCGCTCGGTGCGGCGGTTGGAGCATTGGCTGGGCCTCTAATTGGAGGACTCACGAAGCTGTTCTCTGGTCCGACGGTCGCAGAGTCGGTTCGCAAGACCG